TTCCTTTGCATCCGCAACGCTCTGTTTGGAATAAAGCTGGAAATGTGAGGCTTCGCCGGTTTTGATTATATCTTCCTGCTCTTTTCTGAGCTTTACAAATTCCTCCAGTTGTGCGGAGATTTCCTCATTCTTCTTTGTTTTCGCTTCCTCGCCCTTTCTTTGATTTTCAAGGTTGATAATTGAGGTAAGCAAAACGGCAAAAGCTGCCGCACCGATAATGGCAACAGCGAACGGGTTGACTGCCATAACCAGATTAAACCCAAGGGCCGCCGCTTTAGCAAGGGCAAGCGCGGTCATAATACTCCGCACTGCAAATACCATCTTTCCTGCAATAAGAATTGCTGGGCCAATTACCGCAGTAAATCCAGCGATACTTAATATCATCGCTTTTGTTCCATTGTCAAGATTAGTCCACCATTTTATTGCGTCTTTGACCTTCTCTGCTAATCCTTGAATCAATGGCAAAACCCTATCGCGGAGAATTGGAATTAAATCCGTGGCAATGTTGCGAACAAATGCAGCGAATTGTTCTTGTAATTTTTTAACCTCTTGCCCGAATGATTTATTGGCTTTAACCGCTTCATCACTTTCTACAAGTCCAAGGTCATGCGCCTCCTTGCGCATCGCTTCCATTTGCTGAGTTGTTAGATTAAGTACAGGCGCCAATTCCGTCACTGACCGACCAAATATTTGTTGCGCAAGAGCGACACGTTCGGCAGGATTTTGAATTGCCTGAAGCTTTGCGATAAACTCGGGAAAAAGTTCATTCATGTTTCGGATATGGCCGGTCGCATCATAAATATTTACACCAAGATATTTAATCGCCTGATATGCCGGGCCACCTTCTTTGGAGAGTTGCGGAAGCCTTCTGGTAAATTGTTCAATAGTATTAGTAAGACCGCCAAAATCCGCATTGGTCATATTAGCAACATGATGAAATTCTTGTAGTGTCGCTCCGGTCAACCCGGTTACCGATTCAAGTTTGACGAGATTATCTGCATAGGCGATTGTTTTACTTACTGCAACGGCAAGACCAGCGCCAAGAGCAATAATTGGCAGAGTGACATTTTTGGTTATCGCGGTTCCGAGTGCGGTTGTCTGGCGGCCAAGTTTGGCAAGGGATGCATCGGTTTGTTTAAACTGGTCATCGAGCTTGGAAAGTTTTGTTTTTACATTATCAAGCCCATTGACTGTGATAGTTCCGAACAACTCAAAAATATTTCTTGCCACATTATTTCTTTCGTTGTCTCTTAAGTTTTGCCATGATGCGCTTTTCGATTTCTTTACTCTTTTTAATCACCCGCTTTTTCTGTTCATTAGTCATCGGCTTTTCTTTTTCTGTAAGACCATACCGTCTCAAAAATTGCGGGAAGTTATCTTCCCAACCCGCGCCCTGTAACCATGCCGTAAAAGCCGCCGCCGTCATTCGTTCCCGCGCTTGCCTTGCCTGTTCCTTTTCAACTTGGTTCGCCTGAAATAAGAACTCGACAAATGGTAGTTCATCAAGTTCTTTTTCAGTGTATCGAAACCAAAATCTTACACCGGTTTCTTGGTCAAAGACTCCGGCGCGTATTTCTTCATCTTGTTGAACACACGCAAGGCACGAGTAAAAAAACTGTTTGCGTCCTCCGAGTTTGTAAGCTGTTCGATGATATTCATTTCAATATCGAACGGCATTTCCGCAAACTCTTCCGGCGTTTTTCCGATGAGATCGGCAAACCACGCAACGACATCTTCTTCGAGAACATCGAGAAGTTGCTTTACGATTTCTACGCCAATGCGGGTAAAAGTGTCGGATTTCTGCGGCGTCTTGGCGTCTGTTTTCTTCGCATCAGTGTCCGCCACGATAATATTCATCAGTCCGTTTGTGCCTACCTTATCGGCAAGTTTTCGGATCATCACCGCAACCGTCTTCCGGTCTTTCTGTTTCAATGGCCTGATTTTAATTTCTTCGGTGCTCATTTATAAACCCTTCAAGTTAAACCGACGCGCACCATGCTTCGCGGGCATGGTCTGCATTATAGCAAGGGGTGCGACCCAGCGCGTCGATAAGTGGCGCACCTACTATGAACCCTCAGAAGTCAAACAGTCGTTCGGAAAATAGATCACCCACGGCTCCGTGTCGAGATCAGACGGATCAAAATGGCCGGTCAATTTTACCTTAACCGTTGACTCGTCGCCGTCTTTCATTCCGAGGCTGAAATTTCCGTCTGACAATGCGTTTTCCAGTACAAGGCAAACATCTTCCTTGCTGCCTGATATTTGGCCGATAAGCGCCACGTTCCCAATGTAATCGGAAAGCGCGAGCTGTAAGGCCCGGCGCATTTCTGTATGGGTAGGTGAGCCAAAGGGTTCCTCTGTGGTTGTCGCTCCGGGAATTGCCAGCCGGATAATTTCGGGTGACAGTTCCAAAAATTCGACTTCCATTTCTGCGGTGACGCTCATGATACGCTTGTCGCCCATAACGTCGCCCTTTGACCCGTCAACGGGCATTTTCCGAAGTTCCGTTTTGACCGTGAAGGTTGCACCGCCACGGGTTGCCCCGATACGTGTCCCGTAATTGGTGGTGTCAACAAAGTTCTTCATTACGACGCCGCTGTCAACGACGAATTTCTGATACGTTAAAGGCCCTGCTGAATGCTGAACTGGCATAATATGCCCCTTTCTAAAAGGTTATTCTCCAAGTGTGGTAACTCTCTTACAGTAATTTATCCGTCCCGCTCTTGCGTCGAACATCAAATTGTAATGGATTGCTCGCGGATCATCCTCATTCACCGTTCCGCCGCTGAAAAACAAAATCCGTATTGTGCCGTATCTTTCATGTTGTAAATTTGCACGGTCAAGAAGCATTTCTATTCGTTCAGCCGCCTGTCTGGATTGAACACCGGACACGCCATAGTTGAAATAATCAACATAAATGGTAAATTTTTGAACCGCGCGAGATTCGACATCCATTGACCGCGTAATGCGAAAAACGATATATGGCAATACCGCTTTCTCAGGCGCGAACTCCGAGAATATGGCCGGGGAACTGGCAAACGTCCCGACCAATGCCGCGAGCGTCTCATCATTTTTAAGTACATCAAGCAATGCAGATTCAAACATTGATTAAATCCAATTCTCAGTGAGAATATTTTCGACATTCTCGGCTTCTTCCTCAAAGGTCGGGACCATGAAGGGGTGGGGCCGTAACGGGCCAATATCTTTCGTAACACCCTTATGTCCGTAAAAGTTTTTTACTATGCGCGGCCCGGTTCCAAATTCCAATAAGTGTGCACGTGATGCGGGTGGCCCAGCCCCTACCCGTCTACTGCCGTCTATTACTTTGTCAAACATCATTCCCTTTTGTAGATTCCCAGTTCTTTTATGTGGTGTAGTATCCGGGCCAACCAAACCCCTATGACCTAATTTTTCTTTTAATTTTTTTACAAGATATATAGCCGCCTTATCAAGTGCTTTTTCTTGCCCTTTTCCAAGGTCATTTATTACCGAGGTTAAATAACTCGTATACATTATCGTTGTTCCTTGCACGTAATCACTTTTTCTATTCCACGCTCTTGTATGTTTTCGATTGTTAAAATCTCGAATATCCGCGAACCCCACATGATGCGATTTTCTTCAAGTATTGTCGTTTCCCCACGAACCTTTATTATATGCGTCGCGTCAACATTGATTGATTTATACTGAAAAAGCTGTTGCGCCCGTATAGGATAAATCGCCGCCCACACACTCGACAAGTCACTCCAATTATCTGTAAATCCGCCGTCACCATCGGTCGTGTTCCCAACCTGCTGAATAGTGATGTAATGGCGAAATTCCGATGCGTTTGTTTTCTTGCCTTGTCGTTCAAGCGACATAGCGAGTCGCTCCCCTGAATTTATGATTCAGGTCTTTATCGTTTATCTCGACGCAAAATCCATTCTCTCTTGCAATCGCTGAGACCTTCTCTGAGTATTCGGTCTTGTTGTCCGCATGCAGCGCGGCAATCATTACGATACCGTTTGCATTTAAATGGTTTTTGCACCACTTGAAAAACCGATCAAAGAAAGCGTTGAATGTGTCGCCAAAAATCCATTCTCCGTTGTTTTGATATGGCCCCTGTTCTGGCTTAAAATTGAAACAATTGACGGCAATAAAATTTATTGCATGTTGACAATTTATAATGTCAAAAGTCTTGCCGTCCGTGTCGGGATTGCCCTTTTCAATGATATCGTTTGCATCTGCATAAATTACATAGAGGTCTTTTTCCTTGTGTTTAATAACCCCGAATTTTTCATAGAGATTATCTTCTCCGCGTCCAAGCATTTTCGAGGGCGCTTCGTTTCCGATTGCTTCACAATTGCGCTTTTGCGCCAGTTCAAGAAATTCTCCGGGGCCGGTTGCAATATCCAAAACAGATAATCCGCCTGCGTTCATTTCTGGCAAATATTTATCGATGTATTTTTCCTTGTCGAGAATTCTTTTTTCACGGTCGAATTTTCTCACGATCCACGGATCATTTACAATGCGGTTACTTTCGTCATCGAAGTAAACCATATCCCAATTATCACGATGACCCTTGTCAAATTCCTTGTTCTGTTTATGGACAGGAATCCCATAGTAGCGATTGAGGTCATCCGCATGCATTCGGTGAAGAACAATGGTGTCCGCAGGCATTCCAAACGAAAAAAACTTGTGCTCTTTTTTAAAAACCAAGTCATGCGGAATTTCGCTTTTCTTTATCGCACACGCGAGCGCGGGCATGTCGCGCCCGGAACCGAGTTTTTTCCAACACGAATGCCAGAGATCAAAAAACCTCGTTGTCGTTTCTGTTTTTCTAAATGCCCAGAAGCCGCCGACACAAATCCGAAGCGGCAAGGAAACATTTAAAACTCTTGCAGCGTCACGATAAATTCGATAATATCTTTTTCCGTCGCTCCACAAATCGTAGTTCTGAAAAACAAAATCAGTGCTTTTGAGGTGGTCGAATATTCCTTCAATACCAGGGCGCGTTACGATTGAATCGCAATCAACATAAAGGGTTTCGTCATAGGGAGCGTATTTGTAAAGTTGAACTTTTACTTCCCGGTTGCTATTTGTGTGCATGTTGATGTGAACGAAGTTTATATCCGGCGATTCTTTCCATTTTGCGCAACGAGTTTTCAGATTTGTTAAAACGGTTATAGGTGCGGAAATAAACTTACGAGACAAGGCAATAGTATGCGCGCCTAAGCGGTCATATTCTTCACCGAAACATACATACACAATGCCCCTACTCATTATGTTTTCCTCTATTCCAAGCAATTTGTAAACCTTTTCTCCCATTGTTCCAAGGAATTCGGTTTTTACAAGAATTGCTTATTTTCTTTTTCGTCTCTTCTGATAAAGGAGAGTCAGATTTTCCAATATAACGAACCTCCAAAGTCCTTGGATCAATAAGCCCATATATAAACGTAACGCTCACAGGTAAACACGGTCCTTTGCGAGAAGGTTGTAAAACTGTTTGGGTGCCTCGTCCACTTCGCACGCTCTATTTTCTGATCTGTACGCGCAGTAAAGCATTATCGCGTCCTTGACAGTAGCCGGAACGTCCGAGGCGTCTAATCCATAGCCGGCTGCAAAACGTATCTTTACGGCGCTCATTGAGCGCAAGGTGACGGAAGGCCATTGAATATTATAAGCAAACCCGATACGCCCCGGCTGACTGTCGGTATCAATTATAAAATTTGAATTTGCTGCAAGGTCTGTGCCGGGTTCTTCGGTTGTGGTGATGGGATTGTCGTGGCAATTATAGAGAACGGTTTCGACGTTTGCGTAATCGTAAATCTTGATAGACACAACACCAATGCACGGGGTGCGGGGAAGAAAAAGCGGCATGTCTGGAAAACAGTCGAACGCGATTTCCCACATTTGGCCTATGAATGCCCGGCGTTGATAGTCTTCTGCGAGCGTGCGGGCGGAAGAAATCCAATTTTCTATAAGAGAATCTTCGACGCTCGTGTCGATGTGTGTATGGAGTTTTACTTCTGCGGCGGTCACCGGCTCTATGGTTGGCGGCGTTACGAGATGCAAAGAGTAATCCATTATCTTACCTCTTGCGGTTCAATGACCGCTATTTCGTTATATTTTTCTTTCGGCAGTTCTTCCGGTTTAATAGTCGCAATTTCGCACAACTCTTTTCTCATTTTATCTTTTTCCAGTTTTGCGAGTATCGGCTTAAAGTGACTTTCGAGTTCTGTTGTATCCAATCCAAGTTCTGCAAATCCGATTCTGTAATTTTGTATTCTGTCAATCATAGAACACGGAAATGGTATTTTTCTTCCCTGAGTGCAGAACAGATGTACCCATACCATGCGCGGATCACACCAAACCTTTCTTCCGGCTTGTCGATATTTTTCTTGGATGTATCCGGTTTCCCCGCCGAATGCACGAAACGCCGGATTGAATCCGAGCCATGACTCGCGCCTGCATGCAAAGAAACCCGCACCGGTTGCCCAAATCTCGAAGGGTTCTGTCGGCAATTCGGCAATTCTGAAATCTCCCTTGTCTTTGAGTTTTTGTATAATTGGTTTTTCCGCTTCGTTTAGTGTCGAGTGATTGCTTTCCGACATAATCCAATCCCACATGCCCCACATATTGTCCCGCCAGCCTGGACGCCATTGTAGGCCGTACATCTTCATGTTGTTTGCGAGGCATGGCCCTTGTACGAGGTCGTTTCCGGGAGGCGTAGCGTCGAGCGTTCCGGGTTTAAGAAGGATATGCGAATCCATGCAGAGAATGAATTCGCCTTTTGCAATTTCGATTGCGCGATTTTTCGCGGCACTTACCCCGGTGATATTGGTGTATTTTTCGTACCTTACGGTGTTACCGCCGCAATCGCGGCAGAATTTTTCGAGAGCAATGTCGCCGAAATTATCAACGACTACGATTTCACAGTTGGAAAGATCGTGATGCAGGCGCAAAGATTGAACGGTAGCCCATACCTCTGTAAAGTTGGAGTAACTTGGTAAACAAATTGACCAGCGCATAGAACCTCAGAAAGAGTAATCGTTTACCAATAGCAGACCGGGGACCTTCGTGAGCCTTTCGACAAAATCAATATCCTGATCTATGGACATTCCGATCTTGTTCCAATGTCGGCGCAAGTAAAGCAGCCGTATATATTCAATTGTTCCATCGTTCATCATTTGGCCGAACAGATCATATTCCGCGCCCTCGATGTTCGATTTTACAATGATATTATCGGTCTTTAAAAAATTGCTTCTTATCCATGCACTGAAATCAATGCATTTTATTCGTACCGGGTTATTCTTGTCTAAATTTCCGGTGATTTTGTCCCGGTGAATTGAAGCGCCTTGCACGCGAGCGTCCTTGTTAATATAAAATTCCATTTCTCCGTCAACAATCCACGCCGCTTCCCGGTGAATTATTACGCCAGTCGGATATGCGGCAAAAACCGAATCCGGTATAACCGGGTTCGGCTCGAATGCATGTATGACGAAATCAGAGGAATAGGATTTTGAGGCGATAAATTTTCTCGTTATCGCCCCAAAATGTGAGCCAAGATCAATAAAAACATTCATCTTTACAGTCCGAGCGTGGTTTCGATGTAGTCGATTCTGGTTTCGTGATCCGCAACTTCGGTTTGTAAGTCTTCGACATCCGTGTTGACGTGAGCGGTTATGTTTTTCAGATTTCCGCACCGGCAAAGTTTCTCGCCGAGATTGCTTTCAATGGTAAGAATGTCACCGACCTGAAGGGCCGCACTATTAACTGGACTTGTAAAGGCAATTAACACCTGGTAATCCTGCAACATATTCCCTCCTTTGGGGAAACCGGGCCTTTCGACCCGGTTTGTGAGTGAGGGTTATGCCGCTTCCGAGTCAGCGACGTACTGCGTCGGGCTGTACCGTGCGTTGCCACGAATGAGCGTTGCACCCGCGACAACTGTCGCTGCGGCCACCGCGAGATTCAGCGCCACATGGTCAAAACCGTTTGCGGTGTCAAGGTCTGTTGCGTCAACTTCAATAAAGGCATCGGCCCGGAGAGTCGAGGGGGTGATCGTTCCGCCGACAATGGTTCCGATTGTAATGTACGCATCACCGGGTTCGATTGCGGTGAGGACTACCGTGTCGGTCGCCAGTGTTGCAAGCACGCCAGGCACGCCATACGTCGCATCGTTGATGCAGGCACAGAGCGCGGTTGCGTCAGCCGCATCGTTGCCGTCGGCTTTCCAATGGCGGGTAGCGAGCACGGTAGAGGTGTCGCCCGTGAAGGTGAGGCCATTGATGATGATGGAGTCCGTCGCTACGCACGAGCGTGTCGTGAGCAAAACGCTTTTTGCCTTCGAGTTCGCGGTGATTGTGGCAATACCTTTTGTCAAAACCTTTGCACCGGTTCCAAGCGCATCCGTCGCCTGGTAAACCTGCGCGACAATGGTTTTGGATGCGGCCATAACCGCGCCAAGGATTACAAAAAGAGCCTTGCGATAATTGTCCATCGCGTAATAGGCGCCAGTGAGGTTCGTCGAGACAATTGATGTCGGCGTGACACCAACGTCAATTTTGATTTTGTCCGAAATCCTGTTCATATTTTCCTTCTTTCTTTTCGATAAATGGCCGGATTGACATCGGCCTGTTTTTGGTTTCGTTTCTTTTTTCTACTCCCGCTTATTTCAGGATAATGAACGGGCTGACCGTGGACGTCCCGTTGCGCTGCGTCATTGGCGACGTGAGCATCGGTTGGCCGTCAACGTTCCAGAAGGCGTAGATACGGGAAACCCCGTTGACCTTCTGCGAATACGGGTCGATGAAAATTGCGAGCGGCGAACCGTCCTTGATGTAGTAGTAGGACAAGTCCACAAGGCAAAGGTCGCCTTCGGTTCCGAGCGCCGGGTTAAGGTCGTTGATGATGACCGGATACCCGCAGAGCGTACCCGCGATATTTCCAACCGCGTTCGGCATCCACAACGCGTTCCCGTTTGTGTCCTCTATCCCCATGAGCTGCGGGAGACACGACTGGTTTGCAATCCAGACCGGCGAACCGCCGAACATGAATGCGCCGAACATACTCTTGATGTTCGCCCACGTAATTGTCGTTGACGTTGCTCGCGCAACAGTTTTGCATGCAGGGTGACCGACAATGCCTTTCGGTTTGCCCACGCCAGAGCCTGTGTAGAACGCATCTTCCTCAGCCCCGATTATCGCGGCGCGAAGGAGTTGCTGCACGAGAGCGCCCGCGGCATCGGAATTGGCAAGAAGTTTGTCGCTGATGTCGATGTATGCGGAAACCTCGCGGGGTTCGAGTTTGATATTGCGGAGAGTAGGGTCGCCGGCGTCCTGCCGGGTTCCACCTTCGCCTATCCACTTCACGGCCACGCCGGAATAAACGCCCTTGCTGCCGGACTGATCGAGGGCCAGCATGTTGTAGCCGGCGTCCGGCGCATTGCCGCCCGGAATGACTGTACAACGAGGCCGGAAAATTGCGGTCTGCGGAGTGACCTGGCGGATTGTGGTGTCGAACTTTTCCGGGACCGTGAACCCCATGCTCGGGCCGTTGCCCATTGTCACGTCGCGCCGTTCGCCGTTTTTGACTTCGCGTGTTTTGAGGGATGCGCTGCCTGGATTAAACCGTACCTCGCCGAGGAATTCGCCGAAGGATTTGATTTCTCCGGGTTCCTGCTCTTGCGAGCGGCCGGAAGCGGTCGCGGCCTCTGCAGCCTGCAACCGTTCTTCTTTTTCAATTTCGGTTGACCGGTTGGAGAGTTCTGTTTCCCACGCGGCATACTGCGTGTTTTCCGCGTCCGTGGGTTTGTGATCCGAGCGTGTTTCCTGTTCGGTAATCTGTCCGCGCATCTGCACGACAAGCGCCGACCGTTCGCGCTTGAGTTTGGCAACATCTTTCATATCAGTCCCCTTTCATTGAGGTTAAGTTTTCGTTTCTTATTGGTCAGTGCATTGGCTATTTCAGCCTGCACTTTTTTTGCTTCAATCTTCCGAGATTCCGCGAATTCCGTGAAGTCGTCCGCCATGCTCCGAATAGCCACGCTTGATTGTGGATATGCCGGAAAAGTACATGGACTGATTTCCTGTAAATCGACTTCTTCGAGCGTCCGGACAACGTTTTGCGAATCGGATTCGTTCCAACTTTGTTTTTTAACGTTGAAACCGAACGACATGTTTACCACATCGCCGCGCGAAATGGTAATCGCTGCGTCTCTGGCAAAACTTTGATTGCCGAGATCAATTTCAAACGCAAGTCCGGACTTGTCTTCCTGACATCGCATAGTTCCTGCTCCCGTTGACCCCAGAACAAAATCAGAATTGTGATTCCACAATCCGCGAATATTGTTTTCTTTAAGCGAATTTGTAAATGCGCCCGATGCGACTTTTTCCCGAAACATCCCCCTGATTGGTTTCGAGAGCTGATCCCATTTGACCGCATATCCGGAGAGAGTCTCTTTGCCATCGGCCGCTTTTCTTATTTCGAGGCCAGAAGCCTCAAAAAAAGTCCTTGTAATTAACGACATATCATTTCCCTCCTTGCGGCGCGGACGGATCAACGATCTGTTCGGCCTTCGGTTTTTTTACTGGTTTCGGTTGCTTTCCAGCATCCTTTGCGTTTACCATATTCATGGGCGAAAGGTATATATCTCCCTGGTCGCCTGGAAGCGGGTTCATGTTCTCAATTTCTCGGATGTCATTGGATGAATAAAATCCCCACTGGCGGGCGATTGCATAAGCGGAAAAACGCTCAGATTGTTTGCCCCGGAGAAGCCCCTCAATAAGAAATTCTGCGAAATCAGCTTCGTTGTCATTGAGTAATCGGCGTTTTATTTCCTGTTCCCATTGCACGAGGTATGGTCGCAAGGTGAAGGCGATAAATCCGAGGTTCAATTCTTCGATTCCGCTTCCCCAAGATGTTGTCCCCGAAACTTCTTGCAGCATGTGGAGCGGCATGTTGTAAATACGGGCAATTTCTGAAATATCAAATTTGCATGTGTCGAGATATTGCGCGTCCGCAGGCGGGAGTCCGACCTTTTCAAATTTCACGCCTTCTTCAAGTAGCATGAGCCGATCCATTCCGCCGAGGCCGGAATATTTGCCGAATTTCTTGCGGATGCTTTCTTCCGAGTCCTCTTTCTGAAATTTCAGCCCGGATAGAATGCCGGGCGGGTTTATGCCGGTTCCGAAAGTTAACGCGCCGTACTCTTTTACAGCAATGGCCTTGCCGATTGTTTCCCGGTGCTGTCCGATAGGGGAAAGCCATTTGTCGCGGGTAGTGCTGAGAGCGGGGAATACGATGACCTGATAGGGCCATAGTTTTCTTGTCGCGCCATTTGCATCCGAGACTTCGTAGACGAGTTCATTTTTTTGCGTGCGCTTCGGCGTTACAAGCCACGGAGGAAGCGGCCAGAGCGCAATCGGCGTTCCGTCCGGCTTGAATTCTATCTCGGAAATGCCCGCGCCCCACAGGTTCTGATGCACGGACGTAATAGCCCGCCACTCAAAGGAGGTTTGTTCGGGGTTCGGCGCGTCATGGAGCATTTTGTATATCGGGTTGTCTGTCGCTTTTTCTTTGCCGCGCGGTTTTAGGCTGCGGTATACATGCAGTGGCAAACTGGCGATTGTCCAGGAAATAATTTTGACGCATGAGTAAACGGCGGTAACAGCAAGGGCGTTTGCCTGCGTTACGTTTATACCGGACTTAGAGGGATCGCCACCAAAGGCCCGGATAAGTTCAATCGGGGCGTTTTTAACCCCGGCGAGCCATGTGTCGGCGCGTTTTTCGGAGATCATGGAGGCAAAAAAACCGCTCATTTTGCCTCTTTTCGACCGGGAATGGTGACCCAGAACATGATTACCCCGCCGATTATCCATGCAATTGGATGATAAATGAGATGCGCGCCATAGCAGATTGAGGCGACGGAGGCTAGAATCAGGCTGTCTCTGGCGATTGACTGAATGATTTTAATCCATTTGTTCATAAAAAATGCCGCGCAGAGGTGCAGCCCTGCACGGCATTTCACCAAACACAAAGGAGGTCCACTTATGCCATAAAATATACGGTACTATTAATAGTTAGGCGAGGACATGTATGCCGAATTGTCGTGTTTTCCCTATGAAATTATGAGCGGATTTTAATAATTTTTAGGGCTTCATCTTGAGGGATATAGTGACGGCCTAAAACTTTTTTTGCGGTGAGCGCCCCACGCTCGATCATTCCTCTTACCGTGCGCGGGGCCTTTTCAAGCATGGCACATAGCTGGCGAACCGTATATGAGTGGCTACAAGCAAGAATTGTTTTGCGCGATGGTAATTTTCTTATCCGGCGCAGTCGCCGCACGCTATCCGGGTGCATGTGGAGGATGCGGGAGATTTCAGAGACGGACATCATACAAAAAATATCCTGCTTTGTGTCGACACCGGCGCCACCATCGCCCTCACATGCGCATTGATTAACGCCGCGATAGGGTCGATACGCTGCTTTGATTTCTTCTTGCTCAGAATAATATTTTGGTTCCGGTCCACCGTGTCCACTATGGCGTTTGAAATCGCCCAGGAAAGCACCGGGTTATTGTCGTGATTGATGCGCTTCTGGTATACTAACTCCCGGAAGTTTTTTGTTGGTTCGCTTAATGTCTTGATCCCCTGGATGATTTCAACCGTGACGAACCCCTCCTCGATGAGGTCATTTGAAATCTGAGCAGCTCCCCAAGGGTCGAGGCATATCTCCTGGATGGTCCAGCCGCATTCCTTGGCCGTGCTTATCACGTAGTCTCGAACCGCCCTGTAATCGATCACAGGGCCCTCCGTGGCCGTGATCCAGCCCTGTTGCACCCATAGGCCATACGGAACCTTGTCGGTCTTCGCCTTGGCCTCCAAGGTCTCGGCCGGGATGAAGGAATGGGAGAGGCAAAAGAACTTGTCGTCCAGAGGGAACTCCCACCCGACGCTCGTTAAGTCGAGTTTTGCGGACAAATCCAGCCCCACAAAGCATGTTTTCCCGCTCAAATCGGGTGTTTCCGCTCCGCAGGCGACCCATTTGTCCATGTTCATGTAGCCGGATTCGCGCTGGGAAACCCACACATTCATGTGTTTTGTAAGGAAATTCCGCATTTTCTCGGGCGCTTCCAGGGATTCCTTAAGCTTTTTCTGGATGTATTCCCGGCCTTCCGGATAACTGCAGGCGATGGGGTTGGCCTTTTCCCAGACGTTTTCGTCGTTTATGTCGTCGATGAGCTCGCCAGGCGGAACTTTACGGCCGTTAATGTCCAGCAGGTCTTCGGTCGTATTGTTCTTGTCCAGCTCGTTTATCATCACGAAATATGAGTCAAGGTTCACCTGGATGTCGGGGTTGAGGATCTTGCTTACGAGGTCATATTCCACGCGATAGCAGGGGTAGGCGAGCTCGAAGCCGGCGGTGGTGATGATTCCCAGCAGCGGCTGGGATCGCGCGCCCATGCCACTGTCAATGATATCGTAGATCAAACTGTCCTCATGCGCATGGTACTCGTCGATGATACCGCACTGCGGGTTAAGCCCGTCCCCGGTTTTACGGTCCTCCTCGGAAAGGCAGCGCATGACAGATGCGCTCTTGAGGTGGGTGATCCGGCCATAGGCAATGCGGTACCGCCCCTTGAGCAGCTTGCAGCCCTCGAGCATGGCGGCTGCCTCATCATAAACGATTTTGGCCTGTTCCGTCTTTGTGGCAGCGCAGAACACCTCGCTCGTCTCGTTTTCCAGGAAGGCCATGAGTTCGAAGGTTCCGACAAGGGCGAGGGATTGAGACTTCGCGTTCTTGCGACCCACTTGCCAGTAGAACTTATTGAACCGGCGATACCCTGTTTTGACGTGGATCCACCCGTAGATGTTCCCGAAGACGAATTTTTGGATAATATGGGGCTCGATCTTCTTTCCCTTGAGCACGCCTTTCCGGTGGGTGAACAGCCGCATCCATTTGAAGAACTGTTGCGCTTTCTGCTCGTTGAAGTGGTAGGGGAAGTCGGCAGTGTCCTGGCGCTCGATGTCCCGTTGGAAGCGCAGGCAGGCCCAGCGGTGCTTCTGGCAGGCGATTACCTTTCCGGAGAGGACATCGGTGCAATAGGCGAGGAGTTCGGATTTGAGAGATTGTGGTTTTGCCATAATTTTCCTTGCAATAAAAAAAGCCGCCTGCCGAGTTGAAGTCTTTACTGAAAGAACATCTGCATTTCCTGGTGGTTTTTTTCTTTTTCTGCTTCTGTTTCATATCCCCCCAAACCCCGCATCTTCGAGCGGGTTGTTTTTGTCCGGTTTTTTCTTCTGTGCCTGTGTCTTAATTTTCGCCTGCGGATTCAAGAAAAGCCTGTCCTCCATCTTCGTGAGTTGATCCGCTTTCTTGTTAATCGCCGAGTCTATTTCGAGCACACCCGAAGTTGAAAGAATGTAATCAATCTTCTTAAATAATTGCGCAGCCGCCTTCTCCCCCATTTCAATTTCCAACTTTTCCCCGGCCTTATGTTCGTCTCTCAGGGTCACCCCATCAACGTTCGCAATCGTCGCTCGCCGCTCCACCAAATCCCGATATTCGCTGTACATTTTGCAGTACCGGGCCAGGTGTCCAATGTCAGAACTCGAAACAAGGTCAAAGTCCTTAAATATTTCCACGCACTCAGTCCACCGCTCCATCGCTACAAGATCGCGGGTTATGTACAATGGCACACGAAAAGTCTTGTCACCCAGGTGTATCTCGGCGGCTATCCGTTCCGCCAATTCTGCCTTAGTTTTGTGGCTCACACCCTCATATACAAGTATATTTGCTGGTTTTGGTCGTTTCATAGCTAAAAATCACCTCGGAATATTGTAAAAGGAAGTTTTTAAAAGGAAAACTGCACCCACCGATCTTTGGCGAAAGGGTCGCAAGAATTGATAGACCCCCACCCTATGTCAATTAAATAACTTGCGTTTGTAAACATGTGCTCATTGTGTCGTTTATCATTTGTTAATCATATATAATATGATATACTATACTATACTATATGTCAATGCGTGTATGTCTTGTCGTATGCTGTAAAGACGGCCTTGACGGATGGTGTGGGTATAGTATTGTTTACTTTCCACAATGCAATTGAATCACATTGGCTACATGTTATGTCGTAAAATGTATTATAAACACCATCATTAACTTTTAGAGCACATACACCCAATGCATTTACATCATGCGTGTCAATTGCAATAGGGTTAGTACCTGAGCATCCTATAATAAAAGCAAACAAAAACATAATTCCAATTCTTCTTTCCATACAACCTCCTTGATTAATATTATTACATATACCCGTTATAATAACTACTCTTTAAGGTTCATTATAGCGTTTTGTTTTTTCCCCTCAGTTTTCCTTTAACCCACCCCCGCGGCCCGCGCGGATCAACGGCATCCGCCGGTATCATCCAGCGCCCCTGCCATTTTGTAGCGCCAAGTATCCGCTC